CTGAGGTAGCCGACGGACCCGATGGCCTTCCGCATCAGGGCCGAGGCTGCTGCCTTCATCTCTTCGCCATACAGGCCGCGGCGACCGCCCTTAGCTTCCTTCGACTGAGCGATGAGGTGCACCCGGCGAAGGATTCGGGATTTACCGACCCTCTTGCCGGTCTTCTTAGACTTGCGGTTGATGTCACCAACCGGCGTGCCCAGGTAGTCGGCGATCCTTCGGCGCTCCTGACCTGGGCTCTTGGGCGGCACCAGGACGAACAGTCTCACCATCAAATAAAAGAACCGGCTGTTGATGGCCTTGTGAAGATCGCGGCTCGTCGTCAGCAGATACTGCTTCATGGCAGCGTCGAACTTGCTCGAGTCGACCGTCATGTTGACGACAGGCCTCACTTGGTCTTGGCCCCCAGCTCGAGGTTGTAGTAGCCACCGGAGGCATCCACACGGCAGGACAGGATGCGGAGGGTGCGTCCCTGGTAGACTAGAGTCCTACCGACCACCGGCCTCGGCTTGCAGAAGGTCAGGGCGATTCGGTCGCTGTTCTCCTGGAGGATGAATAGGCCGTCTTCCTTGAGTAGCCTGGAGAAGGTAGTGCCCTGGTCGAGCGTGTAGAGCGTCGAGTCCATCGAGACCAGTGTGCTGTCACAGGTCTTCCAGTCGCTGAACATGACCAGGATCCTCGAGGTCACGTTATCCTGGAACCCACCGGAGATGGGCACGTTGGCATCGTTGACGGCAGCCGGGATGCATCGGATCGACGTGCCTTCCCAGATGAACATGGGCGCCCCCAGCATCTGCTGGAGCACCGACATGCCCTGCTGGAGACTCGAGCCGATGGTGGTCATGTTAGGTGGTGAAATACGTGCCAGAGACTATCAGCCGGCTGGTGGCCTGGAGATTGGCGGCCAGGCTGGTCGCACCTCCGTTCTCGAAGTGCGACAGCTCGAGGTAGCTGGTGCCGGCGATTAGGCGAGCGATGATGGCGGTCTTAGCCTGGTTGGTGGCATTGGTCAGCCACACCGCGGCGGCGGCCTCGTAGGTCACGGCATCAGGCAGCGACAGCCGGAGGTTGCCCGTGGCGGATCCGGTCACAGAGTTGACGGTGACGTCCGCGGTGAAGGTGGTCACGAATCCGATGGACGTGTGACGGGCCGTGTTGGTGGTGATGGCGTAGGTGCGGCCACCGCCTGAGTCAGTCAACGTAGGCACCCAGGTGCTCGGTGTAACCAACGGCACCGCGGCATATAGCTCGTCGAAGTTGTCGTTTATCTTCTGGCCGGCGCCGCGGAGGGTGTCCCCGGTGTTGTCGTTGCTGATGGTGCCGATGTTGATCGTTTGCTGGGCCATAGTTTTATTCCTTAGGGAGAGCGTACCAACCTTCTTCGAGCGTTATACGGTTCCTAGAGAGAACAGGAACACCGTCTGCACCTTTGACCCAGACTCGCGCCTTAACACTCTCAGCCAGGCGTACAGGCTCGCCGTGAGGCACATAGACCACACGGGTGGCGCATCCACAGCTAGACGCCAGACTTATTAATGCGATCCAGCAGCTTTTGCTTAAGGTCGGGGTCTGGTTTTGCATCTTCGGCTGTTGGTTCAGTTTTAGCCAGGCCGGTCAACCATTTTAGAATAGCTGTCACGATCTGCTCGATGATGTTCATTCCGGCTTCTTGTCAGCATCCTTGGCCCAGATCAGGCCGATACCAGCAGTGACCGCTGCAATGGTCGTAGTTAGATCGACATTAGTGCCCGGGTCACCATCGAAGATGGCCTTAAGAGCCCCACCAACAGCGACAAGTATTGCGCCAACACCAGCAAGAGTAGTTTTCCAGTTCATTTTTTAAGAGCTTTACGGAGTCCAATTGCTGCTGCAACAAACGCTAACACAGCGGCCCCAAGTTGGAACCACTGAGTTAGTTGAGGAATAAAAGAAACTGCACCAGCAGCGGCAGCGGTCGCTAGAGAGATCCCAACTCCGCTGCTGTTGTTAGTGTCGGTTTGCATTACTCGGGTTTTGGCTGAGACGCTTCAACGATGATATCGACAAGCGGCAAAGCGACCTTTGCGTTTTGAATGCCTCCAGCTTTGACCGCAATGTCAATGAGTTGAAGCAGATGGCTGGCTTGTTCTTGAGTAAGCTTGATTGAGATTTCCATATTAGACAGGGAGAGAATCAGCGATAACCACCGGCTCCGCAACCACCACCGGCACCCACGGCAACGGCAGTGTCACCACCGGAGGATTGATCTGGTCGTTGATCTGCTGCGTCACGTTGGCTTCGATGGCGGTCTTATCGACTCCATTGGCGTAGCACCAACCAAGCACCTGTTCCTGCGTCAGGTCAGGGTAAGGAGTGAACTCACCAGTCGGCGGCTGGAACGAGCATGAGCCGTAGCAGGTGCCGCTGTAGGTTTCGTCAGTGCCATTGCAACGCCAGTCGGCGGTGATGACGACATCGGTGAGTGAGCCTTCGGTCGGCTTAACGAGAAGGCGTTCGATGATCCAGAGGAGGGTAATCATGGGATTAGGCAAGGGTGATGTTGGCTGTGCGAGTCGTGCCATCAGTGCCGCGAACCGAGATGCGGAGGTTGGTATTGCTAGTCAGGTTAAAGACCATCTGGCTGTTAGTAGCCAGTGTTGGAGCGGTGGTTGGAACATTGACCAACAAATTCCCCGAGGTGTCCAAAACAACCCGATCATTGATACCGCCAGAACCAAGACCAAGATATTTGCTGGCGTTCGCGGTGAGTTGACCGTCGCCATTGGCGTTTACCTTAAGCTCGACATCCTCAATCGTATTACCGACAAGCAATCGAGCGATTGCAGCAGTAGTTGCGCGAAACGCTCCAACTGCTCCAGAAGTAACAGCAGCGTGGAACCTGTATGAAGGGCTAATTCCCACGCCAACGTTGCCGGAGGAATCCACACGATAACGCTCAGTGCCTCCCGTCGTGACAGCAAACGTATCTGCCGCAGGATAGTAGATTCCAGTGTTAGTGTCTCCAGTCGTTGTCAGAGCGGGAAGCAGTGCTGTACCAGCAGCAAACGTCGAAACACCCGTCACACCCAGCGTCGTACCCACCGTAGCCGCGCCGGTGATGCTGGCGGAGCCAGCGGTAACGAGTCCTGAAACAGTAAATGCTCCAGTCGCAGTTGGTGACGAGGAAAGAAGGTTGTTCAGCGTGACCTTCTTGCTTGTACCGCTCGCAGCCATCGACGTATCACTGACATCGACAATGACCAGCGGATCAACAGCCGGATCGGTTGAGGTGCTGATCGACGTTAGTGCTGTAATCTTAGAATCGGCCATATGTCAAAAGGTTAATCTGTAATGAGTGAAAAAATAATTTTAGAACTGCCGTCTTCTTGGAGAACAAGCCCATCATCTTCTCTTAACATATCTCGCGCGATTGCGGGATAGATAATTTCTACAACATCATCAGATGTCGATAGGTTGAGAGACAATGTCAGTGTCATTTTACGCTCTGGCTAGATAAGCAATGACAGTTCCGCTGGTTAGGGTAAACGCGGAGATGCGTCCAACGATGGTGAATCCAGCAGGAATGGTTGTGCCAGTCCAAGTTCCAGATATTCCAGTGCCGGTGATTGAGGTAAAGACGGCAGCGGAAACTATCTGAATGGCAACGTATCCAGCGGATTGGGCTGCGGTGGTTGTTACCAGAGAAAAGCCCTGATGACCCATTGAATCCTGCGTTGCAATATCGGTTTGAACTCCGGCCATAAAATTGTGTTTTAGTGAAAGGGGAGGCTGTCAGCGTATCCAACAGCCTCCCCAGTTTTGGTTGTTTAACCTTTGCGGATCTTCGGTGCAACGCTGCCCTGTATCCACAGGATCAGCTTTGAGCCCTCTGCAATCTTGGCAGTGTTAAAGTCGGTGCGCTGGGCGGCTGCATCGACTTCGGGACCGGCGACAATCTTTGATTTGCCTGCCTTGTCCACTGCAATGGTCGTGGCGATTCTCATGGGTCAGCCGATTAGGCGGTGATGAGAACTTCGGCCTGGGTAGTGTCCGCGGCCGCGGCGCCGAACATGATGTCGTAGGACGCCATGTGAGCGCGGGAAGCGCGGCTGTACCAGACGGACAGTAGGACCGAGAGGCCGTTGGACAGCTCTACCGTGCGCTGTTCCAGGAACTCGCCGGCGATCATGCCGACAGGGAGACCGGAGGCCACCGCAATGGCGTCCTGGCCGCATACGAAGCCGACCGTGTTCGCGATAGCGCTGGTCCAGTCGTTCTGCTCGAGGATGTTGGCGAATCCAAAGTAGCCATTGTTCAACGGGCCATAGCGGCTGTCAGGGAAGGGATTCGTGCCGGCGGCGGCCGTGAGCTGACCGGAGAACATGAGTCGAGCCATGTGTCCGCCATCGAGCAGCAGCAGCTTCTGACGGTAGTTCTTGGCCAAGGCCAAGATCGCAGGGATGTCCGAGGAATCGAAGTTGGCTGCCGTTCCAATGACGGTGCCGGCGCCGAACAGCGCGGCGGTCATCTGAGCGGTAATTTTCTTGGAGATACCCAAGGCGAAGATCTCGGCGCTGCCCTGGGCAAGATCGGACAGGGCGAAGCCCTGGTTAAGCTCCTGCTGGGTCACCGTGAAGGTCTTGGTGATCTGGTTCACGGTCACCGAGGTGGCGGCCAGTGTGGATTGGTTGGCGGCGCCGTCCTCGAAGTTGGAGGCGTTGTCGACCGTGGCGTCGCCGGTGGTG